GAGACTAACGGGAGCGATATCGACGGATCGACGCCGTAAGGTGTAAGCTTTTCGCATACCCCCGGGTTTGTCCCGCTGGACGCCTCTAGCGTTGCATTATACGAGCGCTCCGACCACGCCTTGATTTTCATACCCTCTAGCTCCTGGCCCTCTACAGCCTCATGGCAAAGCCCGCAAACGGCAAGCCAATTGCTAGGGTCCATCCGCAAGTGGGGAGCCTTCCGAATGCTGTGAATATGGTGCATATCCTTCGACGGCTTTGCATCAACCGCACCGTAAAGCATTACGCACCGCTCGCATAGCGGATGCTCTGCCCTGTACCGCTCCGATGCCCGCCTGTGATCCGTGCCATGCCCTTCGGCTGTAGTGTCTCGACGCTGCGTACTGGAACCGCCTTGGCACTCGCATCGATCGGCAACAATCTTACCGCATCGACAAAGCTTAGCCATTGCTTGCTGCCTCCTGGACGCTAAAGACGCCCCTAGCTATGACGCTGTTGGTCCCGCCGGTAATGTCACGCAACGCCCACCGCTTATTGCCCGCCGATGAAGTAACCGACGTTCCAATCGATACAGTAAAGGTTTGGTTTGATCTAGTGATCGAGCCGTTAGGAATCGTCAGCAGGTCAGTCCCTTCGGCATCCTCTATAGTGAAGCTCAACGTCAGATTAGTCAGAGTGAAATCAGTAACCACCGATACCGACCGGATTTCGTTTCGGTAGTACGTGATTGTCGTTCCGGCAACTCTCTCAGGGGTCGATGCCGAAACTGGGTAGACGTTGATTGTTTGGGCTCCTGGCAATGAGTCGCGGATGGTATCGAGTATTCCGCTCGATGGGTCCAGAATATCGCCAGCCGAATTGAATCCGAGGATCGTTCTAAATGCGGTCCGCTCATTCGTGTTCCAGTCCGTCCCACCAGCACCTCCTGCAACCATCGAAACGGCGATCGTATCGAAACGGAATTGCCCCGCTCCATCGCTTTCGATCATGCTATCGAGCCTGCTAAGGGCCTGAGTAGCTGCAACCGCGTTAGCGATTTCAGTAGCCGCATCGCTTGCCAGCCCCGCCGCAGTAAACCAATTAGCCGAGAATGCCGCTGAGGTTATCACGCCAGCCTGTAGTGCGTGAATGTCCGCTGCGATATGCCCTGATCCCGCGCCGGTTACTTGCACCGATCGGTTGTTGTTGTTGCTTATCAGGATGTGTTTGCCGAAGCTATCGGAAACCCATGTCGTCGTCGTCAATGCGTTCCAAACGGCCTGACTGATCGGAGTGTACAGGTCATTAGCCTGAAGTGCGTTTGCCCCAAGTTCCGCGATCGCACCGCCGACCGTGATACCAAGACTGCCGAAGTTGGCCGGGAAGGCCACAATCAAATCGGTCTTGGCCTTAATCGCTGCCACTTCGGTATCGATAAAATCATCGATCGCGTCAACGCCGGCTTGCGTCGCTCGGCTCCCAATTGTCGCATCGATTCGCGACAATCCAAACGCCGCCGCATCCTGGTAATCGACCGCGTCAAGCTCGATTTCGATAAGTACCGGGAGCATGTTGGCAACGCCGCGAACGCAAAGTTCAACCCACTCGACGCCCGCTGCCAACGCGAAAGCTGCATCGGGAAAATCTACCTCATAACGTCCTGCTAGCGCTCCACTTGCGACGATACCACCTGAGACGTAAGTGCCAAGGGTTTTGGATACTGCGGTAACGCTAGTCCAAGTCGATTGATTCTGCCGCCTGTACTCAAGCACTAGCCCGCTTGATGCGTGTGTAACCCCGCTAAGCCCGCCGCCCGTTGTGCTGCTTGTGTCGGCGATAAAGATCGGGAGTGATCGACTGGTTTTTGCCCTGGTTGTTTTTTGCTTGCTCATCCCGAATACCCTCCGTCCATCGCCCTAGCCAGAATCAAGCCGCCGCCGCTGGTTGTTTTGTGGTCAAGCTCAAGCAACTCAAGGACGATGGTGAAGTACGTCGCAGAGTTGGCTGCTGTCACGTTCGTCGACGGCCATACAGTCGTTCGAGTTGCGTTTGTGTCGTAGGTCGCAACCTCAAAATTAGTTCCGACCGAATTGTTGACGCTCGACATTCCAGAGGGAGACAGCGAAGAAAGGTTGTTCAAAATGCTGTTGTTCATCCCGTATCCCACCAGCCAAAGGTCGGCGGCATTTTCTTTCAGCGTACCGGCAACTTGCGCGGTGTAAGTGATAGTTGCCGAAGTACCTGAACCAACGGACAAAAAAGAAGGCACGACAATTGAGCTAGAACCGCCGCTGTAAACCAAGGCAGTCACGTTGTCTGCATTCGTCCATCCAGTTGTACCGACTGTTTCGGATGCCGAGTCCGCGATGTAATAACCGATCCGCTGCGAACCACTACTACTCGAGCGACTGTACAGCCCTAGCACGTTTGTGGGCAGTGTAGGAATGACGCCCGAGCCCTGGTTGTACGCCAAATACAAAATCAGATCGCCCTTGGCGTGAGTGCCAAGGGTAACGCCTGTTCCGTTATTGGTAGCCGAGCTAACTCTAGAAATTGCCATTCGCGCACAAACTCGGCCTTTCGCCCGTTCCGTCCCATTGGTCGACTATTTGGCAAAAAGCATTGTAGGTATCCGACCCCTCTTTTCGGATTGCCTTTCGATCGATTTCGAGCCTCAAAAGGCTGATTGCTGCCTGAATTGCCGTATCGTTTTCAACGACTCCAAACCGCTCGCAGGGGGAGATGTATCGCCGCCCTGCCGCTGCTATTGCTTGGCAACGCTGGTCCGGAATCGCCAGCAATTGAGCGTTGAAAACCGGATCGCCAATCGGTAGCCCTGAGCCGGCTGCCTGGGTCGCAATCCAGCCAAAACCTATCGATTCGCAAAAGGCAATAAACGCCGTCACTTCGGTCGGCCCGATGATCTGAGCGATACCAAGCAGGGTCCATCGATCAGAGTCGACGTAAAGGAACGATTTCGCTTTGGCCGCTGCGATAACGCCCGCGTCGGTCATTTCCTGCCAATCGCTGATAGATTCGATTGCTTTTCTGTATGTCATTGTTCGCCCCCTCTAGCTAGCTTGACCATTTCAGCCTGTAGTGATTCAATCTTTTCGCCGAGTCTCTGCCTGTCCGATCGGCATTCTTCGTAGTCTTTGCGACTCAGTAAGTATTGGTACACGTTCGCCGAGGTCAAAGCCCCGGCAATTGCTGTTCCGATGGCGATGATCGAAGTGTCGTTGCTCGTCAATTGAGCCAAGAAAAACCAACTCATCGCACCGCCTCCGCTGCTTGCTCAAGGGTTGTGTAGCCTTTGATGGTCGCTTTCTTATCGCCGGATTCGACTTCAAACGTCGGCGTGAGCCCGTAAAAATGCTGATCGACGATGCCAACCGACCATCCCGCATCCATAAAACGCTGCATTTCGCATCGCTTCCACTTCTCGCATGGGGGGCAATTCGCAGAGACGAAAATTAGGATTTCGCGTTTGATCTTTTCGTGTGGCTTGTCCGAGGGGCTTGGCATAGGGTCCGGTTCCTTTGGGGGAGCGACAAACTCAACCTTTGCAACTTCTTCGATCAACCGCGCCGTGTCCAGCAAGTCGCATTGCGTAGGGTCTTTTTGCGGTTCGCTGCAAAACCAAAACAATCCAAGCAACAAAGCGACCATAATTACCGGCCCTCCTTTTTCGTTCATCCTAGTGGCTTCGCTTTCATCCAAGATACCGCCCTTGGTCCCGGCGTCGAAAGATCAGAGACGCCGACGATCGATGTGTATTCGTGTCGGCAAAGCTGATCGATAACCTCGGGGGAAATTTCGGTCCAAGAGTCGTTGTGGCTATTAAGACGCCAAATGTACTTGCGTCCCCTGCTGTCAACCCGCTTAGAGTACCCAAGCCACGCCGTCGCATGTCCGCCGCCACCGCGAAGGCTGATCGATTCAAGTACGCCGTTGCGAGAATAGAAACTATCGTTCCAAAGCGTCCCGGTGTGAACCGCGCCGACGCCAGAGGCTAGGTACTGAAAAATCGCATCGTATGAATCAAGCCACGTATGCGAACGGATTTTGAGCTGCCCCGCCTTGGCCCGCATCGCGTCGGTTACGATCGTTCGAGCGTTGTTCGGGTATGGCGTCCGGTAAGGCAAATCGGACTCGGGCAACATACCAATCGTCGTTGCCACCTTCAATCCGCTGTTGATTGTCGATCCCTTATCGACGCCAAACAACCTACCGCCGTCGAATCGCTGGGATTCGAGGTAGGCATAAAGCGTTGACAACTGCCGCTCAGCAGAAAAACCGCCTTGAGCCAACGCCCAAACGTACTCGCAAGCATTGGCAAGACTGAACCCTTGGCACGAACTCATATTGAGTTGCTTGTCGTGCCTCATCATTGGCCGAGGGTCGATCTCTTCCGGGACTGCATAATCGCCAACGCGAAACCCTAGCTCGGTCGATGTCGCTCGGATCTCGTCGCGGTTTTCGATTGTTGGGTCGTAGCCGGAAAAGAATTCAGTCGTCATTGGCGATTACCTCCAGGCTTTCGAGCATCGGAACGACGACAAAATCAAAGATCGCATCAGCAAGGATTTTGGTTATCGCAAACGGAGACGCCGCAACAAGCAACGCAAACAAAACCGTTCTAGCCGCGTACCGCCTTGCCCGCTTCATTCCGGATCCTCCAAGCCTCGATTGTCCCCAGGGCCTAGCGTGCCATCGGGCAGGATATCGTATTTGATATGGTCGAGTTTCTGAGCCCCCATCGGCTTATCGGCTTTGGGTCGCATCGAGTAGCCTGCGTAGAACGCCGCCGCTGTCAGCACCGCCAAGAACGCCCCCACGCCGAAAGGCCCTGCCCATAGGACCAGTTGAACGATGTGCCAAGTGATTAGTCCGATTTCAGTCATTACTTCCGCCTCCCGATTTCATCCATGCCGATAATCTTTTCGGGTCGCAACAGTCGCTCGTTGGTCTTTTCAGCGTAGTAGCAAACGTAGCCGAACGTGAAAACTGTAATTGCCGCAAGAAAAAGCAGGATCGGCGTAAGGTGTTCTAGCTTTTCTTTTACGTCGAAGCTTTTGTCGGATAGTTCGCCTATGTAACTCTGCAATCGCTCGATGTCTTTTTCGTCGCTCATTTACCACGCACTCGCTATTTCTTTGTTGATTCGTGCTATTTCCGCTTCACGCCCCGCAAACGTCACCGGAAGTTTAAGCTCATCGATTGCCGTGTAAACCCGGTCGAGAGCCTCGCGATTTTTGCCGCCTGCATTGTCGGCAATAAACTTGGTCCATTGCTCTTGATTGGCAATCGTCCCGTCTTCGATCTTTGCCGCCGCATCAAGAAAAGCCTGCTTGTACGCCGCCCTGATCGATGGGATCGTCGACCGGACAACCGCAGTAATTCCGGCCGGCCTAGATGGATCACCCCCTTCCCTTGGTTGTTGGTTCATCGCGTAGAGAACTAGCCCCGCGATGATTAGCCAAGGAATCCAGTTGTCTTTTTGCTTCGCCATCGTCACTCCATTTTGCCCCCTGCCAACTCACCGAGCCCCTAGCATCGGAAAAGTTCGGGTTGGCTAGGGGTTATTCGTCGTCGCTTTCGTCGTCGCCATCGTCAAATTCGCCCGCATCCCATGCCGTTTGGAGGATGTACCCCATTGGGGCATCCGACGCATCGTAAGCCGAAAGGTAGCCGTTGTCCTTAGCCCATTTCCAGACCTTGAACGCCAACTGAATCAAGGCAAAAATCATCGCGATTGTCGCGGGGTCGAGCCCGTAGACGCCGACAAGCTTCGACCGAAGGGCCCTTCGAGCTGCCCGAGTGTTGCCGTCTGCGTCGGCGTAAGCCTGGGCAAAATCGGCGTTGTGCTTGCGGGCCAGTTCTTGGAGTCGTGGGAATGCAATCACTTTGCCACCTCGTCGGGTTTGGGCACGGGCCGGACAGAATCGCCAACGATCCAAGCCCCGATAACCCAAACAAGTTGCTGAATCTGATCTTCGCTGAGTGGTACGCGATCCTTCAAAACGACAACGGCAATCGTAGCCGCCGCCGCCCAAAATCGCTTGCTTTTGACAAGTTCGCCTAACTTCATGGTTTTTCTCCTTTCCAACATCTTATCCACCGTCAAGGGGCTTGACAATCACCGGACGGAATTTTCGTCACGGCTCCATTTCCAGGTTGTCAATCAAAGCATTGACGTTATCGAGGTCCAGCCCGTGAGCCTTAGCGTGCTTGCGGATTTCCTCAAAGGTAAAATGCTCGGCATACGCCGCAAGCCCGATGGCGTCCATATGCCGGACGATTTCGGGTAGGCTTAGCAGCTTCGCAAATTCTGCCGTCTTGCTTAGCTTGGCTTGCCTCGTCAGTCGCAGGGCCCTTCTCGCGACATTGCCCGCGCCAAATTTTCTCCCGTGGATGGTTTCATCCGCTTCAATGTGAATAAGACACTGTTGCAACGCCTCACGCAAAATCCTAATTTTCGACATCGTTCAAATCTCCAGGATGCGGAGCCGGTAGACCCCAAATACACAAAATCGCATTTATGCAAAACAAAAACGCCACAGGGCAGGACACCAAAGCCAGACCGTGGAAAAACTCAAGGATAATCCAAGTGCACCTGAGCGACGCTAGGTCGCCCCAAAAGAAAAGCACCGCGACGGATCGGAGGGCCCAGAGGCAGGATTGGTAGAGTTTGGTCATTTTTTGCCCTCTTGCGCTTCAAGCCGCTGCAATACCATTTTGCCCACAAGCTCGGCGACCTGTGGAACTACTGCGTTTCCGAGTCCTCTAAGTCGGTCCACCCTAGCGGGAATCCCATGAGCCACTCGACCCACATCGGGTTCAACTGCCCACCAACTACTTCGCCAAGATTGGACTTGCCCCGATCGGTCGTTGAATCCTTGTGCATAAACGCCCGTGGTGTCGGCCACATTTTCACCGCCACCCCCAAATCGACATTCTTGCCCCTTGCTATTTCTTTCTTTGCTCCCTCTTCCGTCCTGCCGCCCTTGCTCCCATCGGTTGCCTTGGGTGTCGGCCACAATCGAACCCAGTCCGCTAGGTTGATTGCGTAATCGTTGCCGCTTTTGCGGACTATCCCCCCTGCTTTGTTCAGCGTTCCGCTTGTGAGGTTGTCTGGCATTACTGTTTTCGGGGTTGGAATGTATCGCAATGACGAACACCCTGTCCCTGATATGCGGGGCACCAACGTAGGCAGCCGGTATGCAATGCCATTCAGCATCATACCCGATCTCGGCCAACGTCCCGAGAACTCTGTCCAGCCCTCTAGTAAGCAACGCTGCCACGTTCTCCAAGACAACTGCTCTCGGTTGCAATTCTCGAACCAGGCGAATGGCCTCAAAGAACAATCCGCTTCGCTCCCCGTCAAGACCTGCCCCGAGTCCGGCATAGGAAATATCCTGGCAGGGGAAACCACCTGCGATGACATCGACCCAATCAAGGTTTCGGGCTGAACACTCTCGGATATCTCTTTCGCGATGGACTTTCGGCCAATGCTTCGCGAGGACTTTTTGGGCATAATCATTTATCTCCACTTGCCATTTGCATTCCATACCGCACCGCTCAAAGCCAAGATCGATACCGCCGATCCCAGCAAACAAACTGCCGAACGTGATAGGGTTCATTTGCCTGCCTTGTTCCTCAAATCCTCAATCCAAAACTGCGACGGGTCAAAAACATCCGCAGAGTACACCGCCACGCCAAGAGCCGCCCAATAGTGAGTCGCCACGCCGTAAAGCTTGCCCGGCTGTTTCTTGGTCCCGACCGGCCCAAAGCGATCGATAAGGGCCTGCCGGACATTGGCATCGTTGGCCCGCATCGAATTGCACAGGTGCATCTTAACCGCTCGACGGGGGACAAGGCGGAGAACTTTATGATCGGAAACAAGCGATGCAAACCAGCCGATACCTGCCACCGTGCGAAATGTTTCTTGTCCGACCGCCATCCCAAAGCACTCAATCCATTCGATAGAGACGCGGTCGACGCCCTTGAGTAATGGCCCAATCGTAAACGGATTGATACCAAACACCGCAACCGATTCGAGCCTGACAACTTTTTCGGCGTCAGCATCCCACCAAACGAACGCACTTTCGACCGGCCCTGGGTCAATGCCTAAATAGATCATTCGCCCGCCTCCTGTATTGGTCGGTAAAAAAGAACCAAGGCCCCCGCTTCTTTATACTTATTGAAAGCATCTTGGACGGTCGATCCAATCGAATCGCAAGCCGCGTAAAAGATCCGGTCGCCTGCGCACTGCTTAAAGTCTCCGTGCTCGATAATCTCCCACCATAACAACTGCCGCATGTTTGCGATAATCATTCGCCTGCCTCCTTGAACTTTCGATAGAACACCCATTTTTCCCCGTGAGCCTTGCCCCGCTCGATTGCTTCGTGGACTCGCATCCCGATCGTAAAATTGCATAGCCGGTATTTGCCGTCCCTGTCGGTCCATTGC